AACGATGAAAAAATCTTCTCCTGCACCACGTCAAAGTGCCCGTTTGATACAAAGAGATCTAAACTTGAAATCGAATAATCCTTTTTTACAACCTGACGACAATAGTCAACAACTTATATTGAAGAAAACCGAATACATGTTGAAGACTATTCAAGCCATACAAAAAGAACTCCAGAAAGGAATTTCAACCGAGAAATTAAAAGAACAACAGAATAAAATTGAAACCGCATTTCGCAGACCTTCAATAAGATTGAAATTCCTCAGACTAAAAGGTACGGAGTTATTCAATAACGCTACACCGTCGAATCCAAATGGTACACCTACAGATAAACTTACGGGCATGGTAGTCGACTTGGTTTCTTCTTTGTCGTAGTATTCTACATTTAATAATATATTTTTCACATCCAAAGACTAAAAATAGACCACATAAAAAAATTGACACTTCATGATATTTTGAAGGTAATATATCATATCTGGTCTCAATAACTCAATCGTAAACAATGTCAATGCCTTATGAATCTCTTCTTAAAGAGCTCGGTGCTGACAAATCACAAATGGAAAAAAGTACAACTGCGACTGAACAGTACATCATTCTTCACAACCATGCAATGACAAAGGAAATCCAAGATCTTAAGAAACAACTCATTGAGAAACAAGCAGAATATGATGAGCTCGATGAAGAACTCGATTCTATCACCAGAAGCCGCAACACTCTTCAAAGTTATCTGAAAAACCAACAAGAGATTATTGAACTACATACAGAGCGTAAATCAGAACTTGAATTTGGATACAATAAAAATATGACTATCATGTGTCTCTTAAATATATTCTTCATGGTAATCATCATTCATACTCTTGCACATGCATTTGAAGAACTAGTTGCAACAATTTGTTTTATTGTCATATCAAGTGTCTGGATATTCGGTATTGCAATCATGTACGAAATTCATCAAAAGAATGTAGCAATCAGTTCAACTGAACAAAAAATCAAACAACTCAGTTCAACAAATGAAACTGTATCCACTTTGATTGACAATATGTGAATTTGTTATTAGTTGTGATTAGTAATAGTTTGAGAGTACTAGATTCATTGATATGATTTAATTTAATGTGTTTTATAGTTTTACCTTTTTGTGTTGCTTCAACTCATTTATCAATTGCTATAATATACTCACAATATACTATACTTTTTTAAAAAATGACAGTATTTAAAGTTGAAACTTGTTCAAGTAAATCATAAGCACCTGTTTTTGCACAAAAAATTTATGGCTTCAAAACGAAAGAAAGTTAAAGAACTCAGTTGTCACCTTTATCAAAAATATTCGGATATACGAAACGAACACGCTTTCTCGGACATCCTCGAAAAAGATTCGAAACTCATTCACAACCACAAGTTCATTTTGAACGAACTGATTGGAATATGTGATATACATCCAAACAGTTTGTTTCGTCTCCTATACGTATTCAAAAAGAATGCAGAGTACACATTCAGTGACATTGTCGTCAACCCTTTCAAGTACGTACAGCTACCTTTGAAAATACTAAGCTTCGACAAAGCTGAAGAAATCTCAAAAACATACAAGCTAAACATTCCGGAAAGAGAAAGAATCAAAGCTTGGCTATATAACCAACTCATTTCCCACCACAACTCAATATACGGTGACAAAATACAGGTGTTCAGATCTTTTCTCAGTGTATTTTCAAATATTGAAGACCTTATTCAAGTTAGTATGGAAATTTGTTTCAATGATAAAACGTATATCACGCTACCAGAATTATATCAACTCGAAATCGATATCAGTGATATCTTGCTTGAACACTACATTCAAACTGACTCTATCCAATCAATAAAAACCAGTGATCATTTTTTATCAACATATCAATCTAAAAACAATATCACATTAACTTCACAACAATTACGTGCAGTAAAACACGCACTACAAGAAAAATTCACAGTGATATGCGGATTACCAGGTACAGGAAAATCAACCATCGCTCACGCAATATGCGAATTTCATCGCAACGATGCTGTGTATCTGTTGGCACCAACTGGAATGGCTGTGAACAATTTGCAAAATAAATGCAACATTCTCAACAACGAAAAACACATAGCCGGAACTCTTCACAAGATGATTTATGACGTATTCGATAAAAATATGACCAACAAACCAACAGTCCTCGTAATAGACGAGTTTTCAATGGTGGATGTCATTCTGTTTTATGACATTTGTTCATGGTGCGTTGTATTCGATTGTAAACTCATCATTATGGCAGACCATCAACAACTTCCTCCAATCGGTATTGGAAATCCATTAGCCTCACTCATTGATTCTAAGATAATCAAGATATTTCGGTTAACCAAAATAAAACGACAAGGTGAAGGGTTTTTAAAAGACTTGATTTTACGCATCAGTAAGAATATCCTTGTGAACACTAGCTGTTTCGATTACAACAGCGTTCACTTCTATTCATTTTCAGAAACAAATATTCGTAAACTGATTGATAGATTTTCTCTTTCTACCGAAAATACACAGTTCATCAGTCCACAAAACAAACAAAACACAGGGACGGTAGAAATCTCTCGATTATTACAAACTATTTACCTTCCAAAACACAAAACACTGCTTCATAAATCATTTGACAAAAACAATACATCATTTTATGTCAACGATTTTGTTGTTAGAACTGTAAATGACTATGCCAATAAATGTCTATACGCAAATGGTGATGTCGGGAAGTTAACCATAGGAAACAATCCATATGAAGTGATCGTTAAATACAAATCGGGATCTGAGCAAACATTGACTACAGATGTTCTCCAAGAAGAATTTCAACTCGCCTACTGCATGACTATTCATAAAGTACAAGGTAGTCAATACGACAATGTTGTGATCATCATCCACCCAGATCATGAATTCTCATGGACTAGTAACGAATGCAAACAATTATTATATACCGCAGTGAGTCGAGCACGAAAAAAATGTTTCTTTATTGGGTCCACATCGTTGTTTATAAAAGCTCAAAAGAATAATGTACATTCATTACCATCAAATAAATCAAACCTTATGAATCGTTTCACTAACTTTAGTATTTCTCAAAATGATGCCAGCTGAATATTTCACTAGATTATTCAACATATAAAACAACAACAGTAAAACATTTTATTCTTACGATATACCAATTTCTTGTTGTCTTTTTCAGATTATACCATCTTATACCATCTTTATCCACTTATTAAAGTTTGTTGGAACACAAAATAACCAATGTAAAAACATGCTGGTCAAAAAGACTCCAATAGTCACAATATCAATAGGCAAACTCGTTAAATACGTTATTAAAATTGAAATCCCAATCGTTCCAAAATAATCAACCCCCGCAGAGTCTCCCACGATTCGCCACGAGTGAACTCCCTCACGTGGCACACCAAACATGTATTTCAAAGGACATAATTTTGTCATTAATTCTTTAATTTTATTGTAATATTTTTCACAGTAAAAACGAAAAAAATTGACGTTTTCTATATCCACATACCAGCATCAAAACAAACAAACTCTCATACGTTAAACAACTTGTTACACATACCTTCAACTATGGCTACATCCACATTCATGAAGTCTGTTCAAAACGGGCTGAACGACATTACTCGCAATGCGTACAACGACGTTATTATCCGTCTTGATAAGGAAAAACTACTGACTGATGATATTAAGACCATCATCACGAAAATGGTCGATGAAGTGAAGACGAATAAAAAAGTCACAAAGTCTACACATCGTATCTCTGGATACCACCTATACATGCGCGAACATCGTAAGGTTATTAAAGAAGAACAACCAGACATCACTCCTCAAGAGATGACTTCTGTACTTGCTAAGGCATGGAAGGACGTTTCTCCAGAAGTCAAAGATGATTACAATGCACGCGCAAAAGAGCATAACGAATCTAAATCTACATACGATTCAGATACTATTACGTCTTCGGATTCCGACTCCAATGAAATTGTTGAAAACGAAAGTAAGTCAAACACAAAAAAGATTGCAACAAAGAAAGATAGCAAGAAACCAGATGCCAAACGCACTAAAAAGACGTCCAAGAAAAACACAGATTCTGACCAGGATAATTAAATAGTTTCCTATAATTTCTACACAAAAAAATCAACACACATAGATACATCTTTTTAGTACATAAACACATCGATTTAAAATATTAAGTACCATTACATTGGAATAACTATTTGTAATTTTTGATTCAAATTCAGATTTTAGTAATCGTATTCATATTCTCCTCTGATATACTTTTTGCGATCTTCGATACTCAGTTTTCGCCAAAACTTTCTCACTTGTTCTTCGTTCATCAAAAAATCAGTATTTTTGTCAATGTTATTCAAAATTGTTTTGTATTTATCTTCGCCAATACATCGTATCATACGATCATTAAAAATCTGTGTCCAATATGCCTTTCTATACTCTGTCATTTCTTTTCTCGCCTTCTTTAAATCCGCCTTAGTAGGTTTAAGAGCTGAAACAGCAGATTCAAACTCGCCAGAAGCTCTGGGTTCAATTTTATTCGACTGAAACTTTTTAAAAAAATCAAATTTCGCAAATCGATTTGGTTTCGTAGATAATGTAGATAACAATTGCATGGAATCGTTTGTTCTTTTGAGTTCTATATATGTATCGTCAGTCATGTAACCATTTCGCGTTGAGTTTTCAGCTATATGTTTTAACTCTTTGATAATTTCACTCAATTTCTTTTCCATTATTTACATTTACGTAGGAAATAACCTTGCAGTATTGGTATTTAGTGAATCATGTGTATTTTGAACAATACAATGTTCGATGATACGAAGTCACCCCATACTTTTTTATGCCTTCAATATGTTTTTTTGTACCGTACCCTTTATTGTTCATTAAATCATATTTATCATCATCTGCAAACTCATTGTTTATCCATTCGTCGTGATATTCCTTTGCTAGAATACTCGCAGCCGCTATATTCACATATTGATCATCACCACCGACAATACAACTATGTACGTTACATTTATATGGTTTAAACCGATTACCATCTACAAGAATTCGATCAAAATGAACATCTATCTGATCTAAAGCGCGATGCATAGCATTAAACGTTGCGTTCGATATATTTATTTCGTCAATTTCAGTGTTAGATGCCCATCCGATCCCATATGCTACACAGTTTTTCTCAATGTACTCTCTGAGAACTTTACGGTTCTTACGAGATATCTTTTTTGAATCCCTTATCCGACTCGCATCTTTTGAAGGGTCCCAAATCACCGCTGCAGCGTATACTCTTCCTATCATACATCCCTTTCCGGCTTCATCTATACCCACAGTTACTTCATTAGAGTTGTTATTATACAACGTTGAAAGCATCTCAGATTTATATTCTGAAACAATTATTAATTTTGAAAATTCAGAAAAGAATTACACAATCGTCAAATTTCTCCAGATGAATTAAAATTACACACACGACATAATCATTCATTATATTATCAACAAATTGTCATACACGAGCTGAATAGACACATGATACAAGCATTCGATCGATATGCTTACCCTTTCATTCAGATTGAACTTATTAAAAAGTATATATCGAGATGACGACAGGTTTTGAAGCTTTATTCTCGATAATAACCATCTCTTTAAATTTTTTCATTATTTTCATTTAACATTTTATTAATTTACTCAATAATGGAAGACATATCAGAAGATATATACGAACTTTATATAAACAAAATTGAAGAACCGCCAAGCTATAAAACTGTATGGCAACTTCCGAATGGAAATCGTCTCGGAATTGTGCTTCTGGAATTCAGAGAACAAAAATTTATCAAACAACTCATAAAACAAATTGCTCACGTGTACGGAGGGAGTGATGTATCCCTATTCATTGTACATAGCATTAAGAATGAAACATTCTTCAAAAAAATACTTCAAAATTGGAAAAACGTTACATATATCAAACTATCATTTGATGATAACGATACTCTTTCAAATTATGAGAAATCTCAAAAATATTCAGATATTTGTTGCGATCCAACGTTATATTCACAACTTAACACCCAGTTTGTATTGTTTATCCAATGGGATGCATTCATACGAAAGAGAATTCCAGAACATTTCTTCAAGTTTTCCTATGTGGGTGCACCGTGGGTGGGTTTTCCAAACGACTGGCCAGACAATCCAAATGTTCAACTAGGAAACAAAAGGGTTGGTAACGGCGGTTTCTCCCTTCGAAATGTGAAGAGAATGATAGAAATATGTAGTGAGCATACTCGCGGTAAATTAAATGAAGACGTTTTTATATCTAATCATTTAGATATTCACGAACTACCTTCAATTGAAGAAGCAAAATCTTTTTCTGTAGAATGGATATACCATCCAGATCCAGTTGGATGCCATGCAATATGGAAATTCCATCCAATAGAAGACTTTACGAAGCTATTGCAGTTCTGAAAGTCATATTGAACTCTCTATTGTTTTGATAAAATTTATTCGTTGCTCAATGTTTTTCAAACGATCATTCATATAGTTAATATATGCGACATCGTAATGAAATATTTTAATTTTTGATTTTATGTCTCTTTCTCGGATACTCAAAACATTCAAGAACTGATCAATCATATGTCGACAGTGTATACAAGATTCGTCGGTGGTACAATCATTACATCGTAGGTACTCCATTTTTATAATTCTTAGTTTATTCGTCAAAGGTTGTTTCCAACTTTTCAATTCAACAAACAATCGTCAAATTTTTCTTGATGTGGATTAACAGTTTTCTCTCTATACATAAACTAACAAATGAAAGAATCTTCATCAGTACGAACAACTATGTTTCTTTCTCTCATGATGCAACTCATTATTTTTGCGATTTCTGTGAAAACCCAATCTACTCCTGTTAGCAAAAAAGACATCATTCTAAAAGATGCTCTACTCCTTGAAAATGTTGTTCAATTTGTAGAAATATGTTTTTACATTTGGTTTACATTGATCATCTCAAAACAAATGTACCCATCCGATCTTGCAAAATATCGATACATTGACTGGGTTTTCACAACACCAACAATGATCTTATCCACGGTAGCATATTTTCATTATAACAACATAGAATCTAATACTGGTTTTCGTATTCATGACTTTGCAAAAGAACATTGGAAATCTATTAGTTATATGTTTGTTAACAATTGGCTCATGCTTCTCATGGGATTTCTTCAAGAAATAAATTTCATTTCAATCATTTACTCCACAGTTTTTGGATTCGTATTCTTCGGGCTTCTTTTTTACGAAATGTATTCAAACTTCTCATCACTGTCTTCAAAGAATTCTTTTGTATTCGCAACAATGTTTACTTTATGGGCAGCTTATGGTATCGTTTCGTTGAATTCCAAAGAATTAAAAAACATATCTTACAATATACTAGATGTTTTTTCAAAAAACTTTTACGGTTTGTTCTTAGTGTACACCATTCATAAATTAAGTCTGAATACCTGATTCAAACATTTGTAGCGAGTGAAGGGAAACGTGTCCAACATGTTGAACGCCCATAAATGGTGACCGTGTTGGAATTTTCGATGAAGATGTAAATGTATTCACCACAGTGCTCATTTCAAATAGGTCACTCTATAAAAAGGGATCATACCTCTACACTAATCCCTATGTATGTATAATATGATGGAATAAGCAGTCATTTCTTAAAAACACGCTGTTTAAAATCTGATAATTCCAAATCATACCCAGGTGTTAAAAAATATTTTTCTATAATAACTTTGTAGTCATTATGAAATTTGATAGTAATCAAAAAACACATATCATGAACATTTGGTTGCAGAATTTGATGATTCGCATTGCAAATAAAAACACAAAGCACGACGAAACAGCCAATTACAAGTAACAGGATTCAAATTACACGTTCAGATTCCCATTCCTTGTGGAACAAATTCTCCGTATCCTAATTATGATTCATCAATATGATTTAGTTGTTGAACAAACAATATTACGAATACAGTCCACTACAGTCCACAAGGATATACGGATGTACCTTGCACAAGTCCTATGGGAAGAAACATTATTGTGGATATTCGGTCGATTTTATTGAATTTATAAACCATATTTCAAAAAAAAAGAAATACAGTTCAGTAACTCAAACATCATATCAGTATAGAAACAATCAAACTCACACAAACCGCCTCTACACATGCCGGTTCGCAACGAGGTTCTAACCCAACTCACCATAATTCAACATTCATTTATACCTATGGACGTCTGTATTATACTCATGGGGTACTTTTTTAGAATGAAAGTTCAACTTTCCCAAGTCCAACCGGGTGTTTTGTTCAACGCTTCGATACGTTCTGCCGACAGTTTGCCGTTTTTATAAGCTTGACGCTGATGTTGTTGCCATAGACCCGCGCGTTTCTCGTCGGGGTCTTTGGAACTCTCGGATGGTTTCTTGTTACCCTTATTCACGTATTTGGTTGTCCAATTGTCCAATTGTTCTGGGAACGGATCTTCTGCTTCCCAAGTCCAACCGGGTGTGTTGTTCAACGCTTCGATACGTTCTGCCGACAGTTTGCCTTTTTTATACGCTGTACGCTGATATTGTTGCCATTCAGCCGCGCGTTTCTCGTCGGGGTCTTTGGAACTCGCGGATGGTTTCTTGTTACCCTTATTCACGTATTGGGTTGTCCAATTTTCCAATTGTTCTTGGAACGGATCTTCATCTTCCCAAGTCCAACCGGGTGTGTTGTTCAACGCTTCGATACGTTCAGCCGACAGTTTGCCTTTTTTATACGCT